AGAACACAAAAAAGCTAGAACCATAGAGGTAAAATAACTTAATACTAAAAGGCGGAGAGCATTGACTTTCCGCCTTTTTTAATATATAATGAATTTATGTTTAGTTATCTAGGTGGTAAAAAGTTTCAGGCAAAGTGGATTGCCAGACATTTTCCAAAACACATAACTTATGTTGAGCCATTTGGTGGTGCCTATTGGGTATACTTTGTAGCCAATCATCAAATAGATCAGGCTCATATAAATGTATATAACGATTTTAATAAAGATATAGCCAATATATTTTATTGTGCTAGACATAAAGATAGAGCATTTTTAAAAGAACTACTATTACATAAACCACAAAATAAAGAATTATTTAATCAGTTTAAATCAGACTTAATACCTTTTAACACCGACTTTGAATTAGGTGATATAGTAAGGGCCACAAAATACATCTATTTACAATCTCAAAGCTTTAGTGGTGATACCTTAAACGAGAAAACAAAATTTGTAGATTTAAAAGGTAAATATAAATCAAAGTATCAACATTTCATAGATAAGATTTCTAATAAAAAATGGTTGTATCATATTCAAGGTATAACACAGGTACATAACGAATCATATGAAACTATAATTAATATGTATGATAATGAAGATACACTATTCTATTGTGATCCACCATATTATAAAATGGAAGATTACTATGTACAAGATTTTCAAAGACACCAACATAAAGAACTGGCAGAAAAACTAAAAAGTATAAAAGGTAAGTTTGTATTGTCTTATTATGATTTTCCAGAACTAGAGACTTGGTTTCCAAAACACGAGTATTTTTGGATTGAAAAAGAGTTTAATAAACAAAATGCTAGTAAAAGCAAGGGTGCTGGTAAGGGTAAAGAAATATTAATTACCAACTATCAACCAGCATTGACTTTAGAATAGTATTATGTTATATTACAAAATGCGGCTATCGTATAAAAGTATTACGGTGGGTTACCAACTCACAGACGTAGGAGCGTTACCTACTAGCCGCTCCAAAATTAAAAAGAGGAACTAAATTATGGAAAATTTTAAAATACCACAAGTTAATTTTAAAGTCAGAGAGGGTGATGTTGTATTAGAAGACGGCTGTAGCTTTGATGAAGGCAAGTGGATAGAAAAAACAACAGATGATTTTTTTAAGGGTAAAAGAGTTGTTTTATTTTCTTTACCTGGCGCCTTTACACCAACTTGTACATCAACTCAATTACCAGGTTTTGACGACAACTATGATAAAATTAAAAGTCTAGGCATTGATGAAATTTATTGTTGTAGTGTAAATGACACGTTTGTTATGAATGCTTGGGCTGAGATATTAAAAATTAAAAATGTAAAAGTTATTCCAGATGGATCAGGTAATTTTACTAGATATATGGGAATGCTTATTGGAAAGAATCACAAAGGTTTTGGTAATAGAAGTTGGAGATATATGGCTGTTGTTAATGATGGCGTTGTTGAAAAATGGTGGCAAGAACCAGGTATAAACAACGAAGGATTAGATGATGACCCTTATGTTGAAACTACACCAGAAAATATGATTGCTTATCTACAAGGATAACATTGACAAATAAACTACAATATGTTAAATTACTATATAATATGAAAGAGGTGATTAAATTATGAATCTATCAAGTGATACGGTTGCTGTACTAAAAAACTTCTCTGACATTAATCAAAACATTTTGGTTAAGCCAGGAAATAAAGTACAAACAATCTCAACAATGAAAAATATTTTAGCAGAAGCTGAAATATCAGAAAAGTTTGATAGCGAATTTGCTATATATGATCTACCAGAATTTTTAAGAGCAGTTGAGTTATTTCAAAAGCCTTCTCTTAATTTTAATGGTGGTTCAAATGTACAGATTGCTGATAACAATTCTAAACAATCAATTAAATACTTTTTTGCTGACAAGTCTGTTATTGTGGCGCCTACTAAAAACATCACAATGCCAGATAAAGAAGTTACTTTTACATTAAAAAAAGATGACTTTGCTAGACTTCAAAAAGGTGTTACAACATTAAATCTACCAGATGTTGCTGTAAAGGGTGATGGCAAATCAATCACACTAGTTGCTACAGATAAAAAGAATAAATCATCAAACGATTATTCTATATCAGTTGGCGAAACTAATAAAACATTTACAGCTTATTTTAAAGCAGAAAATTTTAAAATGGTATCAGATGATTATGATGTTGCTATTTCTAAACAAAAGATAAGTCATTTTGTAAATAGAAATAAACCTATACAATATTGGATAGCATTAGAACCTGACTCTGAATTTTAAGGGAGGTTATAATGTCCGATTTTTTGTGGGTTGAAAAATACCGTCCTAAAAAAATTAGTGAGTGTATTCTTACACAAGACTTAAAAGAAACATTTACTAACTTTATCAAACAAAAAGAAATACCTAATCTACTATTATCTGGTAGCGCTGGTATTGGTAAAACTACCGTAGCAAAGGCCTTGTGTGAAGAACTTGGCGCTGACTATATTGTAATCAATGGTTCAGATGAGGGCCGTCATATTGATACATTAAGAAATCAGATTAAAAACTTTGCTTCAACGGTATCTCTTACCGAAGAATCTAATCATAAAGTTGTCATAATTGACGAGGCAGATTATATGAATGCTGATAGTGTTCAACCTGCTTTAAGAAACTTTATAGAAACATTTTACAAAAATTGTAGATTTATATTTACTTGTAATTTTGTAAACAAGATTATACCAGCTTTACATAGTCGTTGTACCGTAATTAACTTTTCTATCACAAATGGTCAGAAAGTAAAGACGGCAATGGCCTTTATGAAACGAGTAGAGGGTATTCTAAAAGATGAGAAGATTGATTTTGAGAAAAAAGTCTTATCTGAACTAATACAAAAACACTATCCAGACTTTAGAAGAATATTAAATGAACTTCAAAGATATTCTGTTAGAGGTAAAATAGATAGTGGTATTTTGTTTAGTATGTCAAACGAGAATATTAAAGAACTTGTAAAGACACTAAAAGAAAAACGATTTAATGATATGAGAAAATGGGTTGTACAAAACCTAGATAAAGAGCCTTCTCATTTATTCAAAGTCATTTATGACTCTCTATACAATAGCTTAGATACTAAATCTATACCTCAAGCCATATTAATACTGGCTGGTTATCAATATAAGGCAGCCTTTGTCGCTGACCAAGAGATCAATATGGTCGCTTGCCTTACAGAGATAATGGCTAGTTGTAAATTCAAATAGACTAAATATGAAAAAGAGAAACCCAATAGCACTTGAATTGAGATCACCAAAGTACAAAAAAAGAGTGGTGAAACCCAAAAAAGGTAAGGGAAGTTATAAAAGGAATAGTAATGGCAAGAAAAACGCTGTTTAGAGTAATCGTAGTTAAAATGAGAATGTGGTGGGCTGATTTTAGAGGTCATCACGGTAAAGTTTGGAACTATGAACCAGGAGACTATTATATGGGTAGTCATAAAGGGCACAATAAACATAAAAGAAAATAATGTACGAATTGAAAGATTATCTCAACGCTATTAATTTTAGCAAAGATAAATTATTAGATACAGACGACACAGGTTGGGAAAAGAAGTACCCACCATTTATAATTAACAAATGCTTATCAATGCATTATGATTGTATTGCTCAAGCAAATGAAATGAATGGCTTTCACTTTCTTCCAAAGAAAATACAATTTCATTTTTACATAAATAGTATCCGAAAGAGAAAAAGATTTGGCGGTAAATGGCTATCATCTACCAAATTGAAAAATTTACAATATGTAAAAGAGTATTATGGCTATAGCAATGAAAAAGCAAAAGAGGCTCTCAACATATTAACAGATAAACAAATTGAAGAAATTAAATTGTCCTTGTTTAAGGGCGGGAGAAAACAAAGATGAGTGAACAGGAAATACAATGGTCGCCTGAAAGTATGTTAGAGGTCACAATCAAACAACCAGACGACTTCCTAAAAGTTAGAGAGACATTAACAAGAATTGGTGTCGCAA